AGCAAATGCTACTAAAGGTGATAAAACACTTAGAGCAGCTAAAAAAGTAAATATAGAAAATAACCCAAAATTAGCATCAGCAACATTAGATGTTATAGATTCGTTTTTTAAAGATTAAACATGATAACACTTAGTATTATATTAACAGTAGTAGTTATAACTTCTTTTTTTATTATTAGAAATTTAATTAAACAAACTGAAAAATTAGAAGATATTCAAACAGAATATGAAAATTTTATTACAAAACAAAGTGAAGCTATTGAAGTTTGTAATCAAAGGTTAAATAAAGTAGACGATAAAGGTATATTTCGTTCCGATGATGAAATAGGTTGGATGTTTAAAGAAATTTTAAAAATCCAAGAAGCTTTAAATGAATTTACTTTAAAATAAAATAAATGTCATACAAAACCAAATACGCTCCTCAAGAACCAGACTATCCTGATTTTAAACCAATAGGATCTAGTTTTAAAATTTCTTCAGGTAAGAAAAAAAGAGGAAGAAAACCAAATAAAAAGAAACAATATTTTACATCAGACACAGACGCAGCTATAAAAGAATATTTAGCATCAACTAACCAAGATGAGAGAGACGCTATATTTTCTCGAAGAATACATTATGCTTTTTATAAACTAGCGGAAAATCTTATTCATACATTTAAATTTTATTATACAGAAGTAGATGATTTAGAAGATTTAAAACATGAAGTTATTTGTTTTCTTTTAGAAAAACTAGATTATTTTAAACCAGAAAAAGGCAGTAAAGCCTTTAGTTATTTTTCAATTGTAGGAAAAAATTATCTTATCCTATATAATAATAACAATTATAAGAAGAAAAAACAAAAAGTAGACGTTTTAAAAGCAGATGAGGATGATGGTGTTTTACATCAATTAGGAAGAGATGGACGTAAACAAGAAATAAAAGATTTTATAGATTATCTCACAGAATATATAGATAAACATATGTTTACAATGTTTAAAAAAGATAAAGATAGAAGAGTTTGTGATGCTATAAATGTGCTTTTTAAACGTAGAGAAAATTTAGAAATTTTTAATAAAAAAGCACTCTATATTTACATAAGAGAAATGACTGAAGTAGATACTCCTGTTATTACTAAAGTAACTAAAGTATTAAAGAAAAAATACAAAGAATTATATACTGAATATAATGAAAAAGGTTATGTAAGAATTTAATTCTTTCCATATTTATAACAAAACAATATGGATTCATTAAACCAAATATTATTCGACGATAAATCTTTTGGTGATTTATTAAAAGAAATTCATGGTAACCAAAAGAAAAAAGCCAAACAACTTGCATCTTTAATTGCTGAGTTACGTCCTTTAGTTCAATCTTTAGGTGATGCTACTGTAGTAGTTCCTTTAATAAAGGAATATATGGAAATTAGTGTCAAAAATGATGACCAACTAATCAAAATGGCAGCTATTGTACAACGTTTATCAACAAGTACATCTGCAAGTGGAGATGGAGGTTTATTAACAGATGAAGAAATGAGTCAATTAATGGACGTTGCAGAAGAAATATCAAAAACAGTAGAAAAACCTAAACAAATAGACTCACCAGATGTTCACTAATATTCAAATAGTAAGAGTCCATGAAGTAATAATGTCAGGATCTTCTCATATAATAGGTAGTATAAGATATACATCTATAGATGATGAAACTCCTTTAAAAGATAATATTACACTCAAAACAAATAATCTTCCTTTAGCAAGACCTTTAATTAGAAATATATCTCAATACCCAGCGGTAAATGAAATAGTACATGTGTTAGGGGGACCTAAAGATACATATAATGAAACAGGAGCCCCAATGAGTTATTATTTACCTCCTATTAACATTTATGGAGGTACTAACCATAATGCTTTTGCTGATCAAATTACAGATAAAGAATTAGATGCTCAAGTAGAAACAGGTTTAGATTATTTTAAAGAAATAGAAAATGTAAGACCTTTACAACCTTATTTAGGGGATATAACATTAGAAGGAAGATATGGACAATCAATAAGATTTGGATCAACTATAAGTGGTTCTCATCAACCAAATAATTGGAGTAATGAAGGGGAACCAGGAAATCCTATTACTATTATAAGAAATGGACAAACAAATAACCCTACAGCAGGTAATTTTGAACATATATTAGAAGACGTAAATGGGGATGATTCAAGTATTTATTTATGTTCAAACCAACAAATAACTAATTTTCAAAAAGCAGGAATATATCCAAAAGATAATCCCCCTTCTTATAGACATATGTTATAATGAAAAAAAGAGAATTAAACATATCAGATAAAACCTTACACTTAAATACTAAAGAAGATATTATTTTTAAAGCTCCTCTTAGAATACCTCCTAAAGAATTACAAGAATTAAGTGATTTAAAAAATGTAAATTTAAGTCATTATGCTTTTTATGATATAGCTGAAACAGAAAAGCAAGCTATAAAATTTAGAGGAAATAATATAAATTTACAAATTTTTAATTTTACTTTTGAATCTCCAGCAGAATTAGAAATGAAAATGGGTGATATTAGTAATACATAAAACATGAAAAATTTAAAAGGAAATCTCCCTAATCTTTATTATTCATATAAGAATATTATTTATTCTAAAACAGCACAAGCAAATGAAATAGATAATATTCCTGGATCTGATAGAGTGTGGGGAAAAGAAGATTTATCATCTGATAATATAAAACTTAGTCTACATAGATTATTTAAATATTGTATAAACCCCATAACTACAGCATTTGGAAGATATAATGTAGCACTAACATCAGTTTATAGAAATAAAGAAGTAAATAAAATTTTAGGAGGAGTAGAAAATAGTCAACATATATTTGGATATGCAGCAGATATAGTTCTTACAAATAATGAACCATCATCAAAATTATTTAATTGGTGTAGATTTAATTTACCTGAATATCATCAATTAATATGGGAATATCCTGAAAGGGGTATATATTTACCTTCGGAGTCAGAAAATCTGCCTTTTTCTTGGGTTCATATCTCTTATATAAAAGGAGATAATTATAAAACAAACTCAGTATCATCTACAGATCCTAAAATACATAAAGCTTATGAAGATGAAAAAACTTTTAACATAGATAATTTTACACATAAAATATCAACAGCAAATCAATTATTATTAGAAGAATAAAATGAAATTTATACCTGAATCACCAAACACATTTCAAGGAAACCAAGTAATAATAAACTCGGATAGATTAGTATTTAATGCTAAAAAAGAAGCTATACTTTTATATTCAGATAAAGCTATAGGTTTTTCAACTAATGGAAATTTTCATTTTGATACTGATAACTCAGATGATGCTAAATTTATAATTAATTCTCCTAATATATATTTAGGTTTAAATAATTTAAGAACAGGAGAACTACCAACAGAACCTGCAGTTTTAGGACATGAATTACAAGCATTATTAACTCAAATATTAGATTTATTTGATATGATGTCAATAGATGTATGTTATAATATAGCTCATATAACAACAGCAACAGGAACCCCTACAGGAATGAACCCAGCTAATGGATCTATTTATATATGTTTACAAGAAGAAATTGATGCTGTAAGAAATAATTTAAATGATATATTAAGTGAAAATACAAAATTAATATAATATGTCATCACAAGCTGTAAGAAATAATATAACAACTAGTATACGTAGAGTAATAACCGACGTTAAAAAGAAAGTAATAGCAGAAGGAAAAAAAAAGATAATGTCATTAAAAGATGAATTACTTTCTCCTGATACAATTATAAAAGCTTTAACTGCAGATATAAATCAAAATTCTTGTAGTGTAGAAGGTAGAAATAAGATGAAAGAAAAAGCTGAAGAATTAAAAAAACAATTAGATAATGTAGATGAAATAGCACAAGAAGGATTAGGGGTAATGACTTCTTTAGAAGAAAAAATAGGAGCAATTTCAAGTAAAGCAGACATACCAAATATACCTAACCCTATAGAAAACATAAAAGTAGTAACAGATGCTATAAAACCTATAACAGAAATTTTAAGATATGTTATAATGGCAGCCCCTGCTATTTTAGGAGCATCTACAGGACCAGCAGCAAATGGAGCTGTAATTGCTAGTACAAATAATAATGTAAATTTAGCTAAAGCAAAAATATCAGAATTTACAAACTTATTTACTTCATTACCTAGAGTATTAGATGGTTATATAGCTAGAGCAGATGTAGTATTTGATAATATTACTAAAATAAAAAGCCAAATTCAAAAAATAGTAGACGAAATAGATAAATTAAGAGCTTTTATAATATATATGGAACTTGATTTTATAGATAAATGTAATGATTTTAATGCTCCTGTAAATCCACCAGTTAATGATCCCCCAATTATAAATCAAGTACCCCCTTCTCTTACTTTAGAGGATGTAATAGCTCAATCTGAAGAACTTTATGGTAATATATTAGAAAATTTAATATCTAGAGGAGATAATTTAGCTATAAAAAGAGTATATACTTTAGGAGCACAACTTCAAAGAATTAAAAATATTCAAATTAAGATAATAAACATATAAGAAATTAAAAAAAATTATATTTATAACAAACAACAATTAACAACATGAAAGCAAAAACCTTTGAAAATCTAATTAGAAAAATAGTTAGAGAAGAAATCGATTATGCGTTACGCAGAGAAATTAAAACACTTAAAGAAGACTTACGTGATGAATTAAAACCAACAATCACAGAACATACTGAAAAATTAGTTGAAATTCCTGAAGTAACTAAAAATTCTTTAAGAGAAAAAATTATGGGTACAACTCCTATAAAAAAATACCCTAAACAAAATTTTACAGGAAATTCAGCATTAAATGATTTATTAAATGAAACAGCTATGGGGGATACAAATTTAGACTCAGGAAATGCTCCTGTAAGCTTAGCAGAACCTTTTGCAACAGGAGCACCTATGTCTACCGACACAACAGGTATGCCAACTGAAGTAGCAAATGCAGTTACAAGAGATTACAGTGACTTAATGAAAGCAATAAATAAGAAAAAAGGAAATTAATAAATGCCTATAATAAATTCAGCTAGAAGAATAAATCCATTAGATCTTAATAAAAATGTTAAGATAGGGGTGGCTTTTCCTTTAGACGAAGAAAATATGTTTTCAGGAACTGAAACATTTAAAGAACAAGTTAAATCTAATTTATTAAATGTTTTATTAACACAACCAGGTGAAAGAATAAATTTACCTTACTATGGGGTAGGTATTAAAAATCTTTTATTTGAACAAAACATACCATTAATAGATTTAAAAGTATCAATTCAAGATCAAATTACAACTTATATACCTAACATAATATTAAAAGATGTATTTACAAATTTATCTAAAGATAAACACTTATTACAAATTAGTTTAACATACTCTTATGTACCTGATAATTCTACAGATTCAGTGCAATTAAATTTTAATAACAATAACAACTAATGGCATATTCAAAAACATCAAATAAAAGTCAAGATAAAGATGTAAAATATCTAAGTAAAGATTATAATTCTTTTAAAAACCAATTAATTAATTTTACTAGAACATATTTTCCAGATAATTTTAACGATTTTAGTGAGGGTAATCCTGGAATGATGTTTTTAGAAATGGCAGCTTATGTAGGAGACGTCTTATCTTTTTACACAGACACACAATTAAGAGAATCTTTTTTATCTTTAGCTAAAGATAAAACAAATGTATACAATTTAGCTTATTCTATGGGGTATAAACCAAAAATAACATCAGCTGCAAGTGTTAATTTAGAAATATCTCAATTAATACCTTCTGATGCTAGTAATAATTATGAACCTGATTTTAATTATGCTTTAAATATAAATAAAAATTCAACATTCTTAACAAAAAATAAATCAAGTTTTTATACTACTAAAGATATAAGA